TAGGATACCAGACATTCCAGTTATTCCGTCGCCATTGATAGCAGATGCACCTTCGTCTTTTGCAAATCTTTCAGCAACTTGTCTTTGTATTTCAGATATCAAATCAAAACCAGCATCTTGTATTTCACTATTAGTAGCAGTTGCAATAACACCTTGTCTTTTTGTATTAACTCTTGCAGAACCCAATTTCATTTGACTGTCGACAGGAATAGGAACTCCCTCTTCGTAAAATCCACCACCAACAACACCATTAACAAGCGGAAAACTTTCAGCCTTAGCAGGTAATTGAAAAACAGAACAAATAGAGCGAATTGGCGATATTTCAAGTTGCTTAATTACAACTTGATTGGAGAAAGCCTCAGCAACAGCGAAACCACCAAGCGGATTAACATCTGATCTAATTCCTTTTTCCTGCATTCTCAATACAGCATCAAAAGTTTTTAATTCAGCATTAACTAAATCGCCAGCAGAGCCAAGTCTTCTTGACTCAACGATCAATTGCTCGTGTTTTTTAAGCATTTCTTCTAGATGTTGAGATTGTCTCTTTTCTTCTAAAAGAATTTCTTGTGATTTTTCTTCTTGTTTATCAAGAAAATTATTTAATTTTGAAATTTGTGAAGTTAGTTCTCCAACATTTTTTGCCCCACCATCAATTTCAGCTTGTTTAGCACGAAGTGCTACAACAGCTTCATTAATTTTTTCTAATGTAATTTCAGACATATTATTGTTTGATTAAGTTATTAAGATTATTTAAAATCTCATTCATTATTTTTTCATCAGCTTCTCGCTGTTTTTTCACCTCAACATCTCGTTGATGAATTTCTTTTATTTTAGCAATGATTAATTTTGCATCATCATTACTAAATTTTGTTTTCAAAACTTTTTCAAGGCTTCTAATATCGCTTGCATCTTGCAAATTTAAATCTTGATTTTTTTCTTTTTTTAATGGAGATATTAATGTATCATCATTAAATTCTTGTGCCATTCTATCATATAAATTATTTACAATAGTAGTAATAAGATCTTTTTCAGTATTTGATATATTAAGCCCACCTCTCGCTCCCTGTAAAGCACCAGCAATTGCGAAAATAGCCCTAGGAACTATATGAGGTTCTCCATCTATAATATCCACAAAAGGCAACTTATAAGCAGTAAAGTTATCTTCTTCTTCATCTTGATAATATAAAAAATAATCCTCATATTCATCGCTCGGCTCATCAATAGAATTAGTATATTCTCTTATCCTTCTAATTGCAGAATTTGAATCCCATTGATAATCTCTATCAGCAAGAGGTAAATCTAAATTACCGCTAATAGATTTAAAATTAGTCATCGTTGCCAATTGATTCATAGGAATACTTACTAATGAAATTTCAAATAATTTTATTTTTTGCAATATTCTTACACCGCTCTTTTTATCAAAATCAGCTTTTTCAACATAATAGCCGATAGAAAAACTATCAAGGGAACCTAATTTGATTTGTGGTATTAATCTACCGCTAACAAAAGAATCGTCGGTCGGTAATATTGCTTTTATATATAAACCTTTATCATCTTCTTTTATATCTGTAATTTTACCAATCGGCACTTCTCTTTGATTATGTCCCCAAAGCATTTGTGGCATTCTTTTTTTAATTGAGTCACTAAAAGCACCCTTGATTATCTTATCGTTGCCTAGATCTATATTATCAAAAACAGATGCATAACCCTCTATCGTAAAAATATTATTATCTTCTTTTGCTTCTTTTATTTCAAATGGAAATGATTTAAATTCTTTTTTCATTATTTGATTTGTTAAATTAATAGCCCAATCAACTCCCTCAGTTCCACCCCAAAGGAGCCAAGCAATAGTTCCAGCGGTTGGTCCGCCGTCGCTCTCTTTTTTGTTAGGTTTATAGTTTTGTCTGTGACGATTAAATTGAGCCATCCGCTTTATAGTTTCAATACTCAAATCAGCACCATTAGACAAATCTCTTGCTCTTGCAACTCCAATAGAAGTGCCACCCCTTCCCCACTGCCTTCTTAATTCTAAACCTCGTCTTGCATTATCTTGAACTTCTTTCGGCGGTATCGGCATTTTGAAAAAATTATAAATTAATTACTTGTCAAGTTTTTTTATTAAATGAATACAACGACATCTTGCAGTTTGTGATATACTTGCATTATTATCTCTGGGATATAGCAATCTTTCACCGCCAACAATAAAACTTTCATTCAAGTTAACAACTTGTCCATCAGCTTTTACATGATCTTGTCTCGTTCTTTTATCAAGAACAGAAACCCACTCTTTTACATAAACATCTTCTGGATTTAAATTTTGCACTAATTTTGCCTCTTCTTCTCTTGTAAAAGATTCGCTACTACCAACAATATCCTCTGCAATTAAATTGCTTCTATTCTCAGCTTTATCAAGCAAATTGCTTTTAATATTATTAGAAATTGAATTCTTGCTTTCAACATTAGCTTTTTTTTTAATTAATTGCTCTCTTTTTTTATTATCAAGAGTTCTATTAATCTCTTCTTGTATCTTGCTTGCTTGTAATAATGATTGCAATTCAGCTTGCTCTACCTCATAATCTATCATTACTTTATTTGTATCAGTAATATATTTTACTTTCTTCTCGCTTTGATTTGCTATAAATAAAACTATTGAGATTAAAAATAAATTATTAGCCTGTTCTTCCTCTTCTTTTGTTATCTCTTTTTTTTCTCCTCTTATAGAATATAAAAATGTGTTGCAAGTATCTCGCATAATATTTCTTATAAGAGCAACAAAATCAGTATAATAATTATCAGCAACATCTTTGTAATTACCATTGCTTGCATATAATTTAGCAACATCATTAGCAATGTTTTTAAAAATAGCTTTTATTTTAGTTTGATATTTAGCTTCTAACTTTGTTTTAGCTAAATCAATGCTATTGATCGAAGTAAATCTCTGCATTTGTCTCTATAAAATCATCATTATAAATTCTATTACCATCAGCATCTTTTAATTCTTGCATTCTTTTAATAAAAGCATTTTTATTTGTAGTTTGTCTATTATCAGTAGTATATCTATCAGATCCAACAGGAATTAGATTTTGTGGTTGATAAAATGTATCTCCGCCATCAGAGTCCTCTCTGCCAATTTCTGCCCTGCCTTCATTTCTTGTTATTAATCCGCCTTCAAAAGACTTCATTACATCATTTATCATTCTTTGTTTTAATGCTCTTATTTGCGATACATCAATTGTAATTTCATATCTATTTTCATTATCAAAAAGTGGCAATAAGTTAGAATTTAAAAAAGCAACATAGCGGTTCATCAGCGGTAAAATAGCATTATCATAAAAAATAGGTACAGAGCTTTCAAGATTAGATAAAGTCATATTATCGGCTACAACAAGCGGAAGTGGTATTTTTAAGCATTTTTGTATTGCAACATCACAATCTCTTTTTAAATTTTTAAAATCTAGGTCTTGGGGATTGTAACCAGCATCTTTTACATCAACAACTTCGTGAGGAATAAATAAATTATTGCCAGCATTTGCACTGCCAGAGTTTTTTCTAAACATTTCTTTTATCGCATTGATCCACTGAGCATTTACAGTTCCTTTCATTGATATGATCTTCGCGGGCTTGCATTGATTTTTCAATAATGCATTATTATGTACCGATGCTTCTAGATATTGATTCATCTCTAATTGACAGCCAAGCAAAAATGATGCACCCTTAGTATCTTTTTGTTTTATTTTTGCATTTCTTAAATGTATTATTTGATTTCCCTTTTGATCAAAAAATTTATTATCTTTTTTTCTTGTGTAAATGTTGCTATTACTATATTGATAACTATCTGGGAAGTTGTCTATTAGACTATTTGTGATAGAAATATCACTATCATTAATAATTGTTAATTCAGTAGTATCATTCGCTTTATTAACATTAATATAAGCATTGCCAGATATCAAATAATCTTTTAAAAATTCTTGCAAAAAAGTTTTGCCATCCGTGAAAGGATTGGGTTTTTTTAATATATTCAAAATGGGATGATTTACTAATTCCTCTTGCTGTTTGTCTTTTACAGATAACTCTACATCAACACAACTATCAACAACAAGATTTATAGCATTAAAAACGGGTGAGCATTCTTGATAAAATTTATAGAATATAATACTATCACTATAACCGAGTCTTTTATAAGATTTATCAAGATAAGTTTCGTCTATTTTGCAATGTTCTTTTTTAAAAAGATTAAACAAGATTTTATTGATTTTTTTTTGATTAAGAAAAGATATTTTCTAAAAAAAATTACAATAATAATACTTGTCAAGCAAAAAATTAAATTTTAGGCATAAAAAGGTTCAAAATAAGCATTGGCACCAGAACTAGCAAAAACATAATCATTTAAAGCATATCTTAAAGCATCAATATAGTCATTATTCTTATCTATTATCTGCGGTAATATAACATCGCTAATTCTATCAACTTTATAAGAATAAGTTTTCATATTATCAATTAAATTAGAGCATCTTGGGTGTATAATAATTTTTTTGAAGTTTTTTAAATAAGTTATTCCTGCCTCAATACTGCCAGCCCCTTTTTTACATCCAACAGCACTATAACCGATATTAGCAATTTCTCCGATTAAATCTGGTCTTGCAGAGTCGCCATATATTATCCAGTTTTTAGAATCAGGAATTTTATTTAAAACATATTCTTCAATATCTCTTGGCAGAATACCAATTCCACCAGCCTCGTAATCAATATATAAACATTCATTCATTATAAAACATCTAATAAAAGCGGTAGGATCTTGACTAAAACCAAAATCAATGCCGTAAAAAAATCTATTTTCAAAAACATATTCAATGGATGGAGTGGTAAAAGCTTCAATTTGATAATGTCCCGCAAATACAATAGCATCATTTCTTTTAATTATCTCGCCCAGCCAGATATTACTATATTTTTCAAGATTAAATTTTTTATCTCTTTCAATCTCGCTAATAAGAGCCGTGTCTTTTATCCACGGATTATCATAATAATTTATTTTAATTGCCAGTGTATCATCCATTTTCTTGTTAATAAATCTGTCGTAAACAGGGTCATCTTGGAGCATAGGATTGAAGCTAAATATTATCCTAGAACCTTTATTTCTAATAGTCGGTATTAAGCAATCAAGACTTCTATTACTAACTCTTTGTGCTTCTTCCACCCAGCAAATATCGATCCCTTGCAACGACTTAATTTGATCTGGATCGTTAGCAATTCCCTTGAAAATAAACTCACTACCATTTTTTGACTTGATTGTAGCTTCTGTAATTGTAAATAGATTATTTAAATTATATCTATCAATAACATCTTTTAAAATCTTATGCACCGAGTCGCGAATTGAAGTTTGATATTCCCTAGCACATAAGATTCTAACTTTTTTCTGTAATGATAATAATATTAATGCCCTGCCAATACTTTCAGACTTACCTCCGCCCCTTCCGCCGTATAATACTAAATAGCGAAATTTGCTGTTATCATTAAATAACTCACTAACAAATGATTTTAATTTTTCGGGAAAGCGAATAGAGTGTTTCATTATTCTAGTAATAAAAAGTTATTCTTATTAATTTGAAAATAATTAAAATTCAAATCTTCATCTGTAATTTTAATAGTGAACTCCTCTTTTGCTTGCTTTTTATCTTTTATCCATCCTTTCAATAAGCTAGCTTGTATATTAAAAGCCTTAGCAAAATCAACATTAAATTTAATGTGGCAATTGCCGTTTTTATAGAATTTAATTTCTCCAAAATCTTTATGCCCTAATAAGTTGTTGCAAATTATTTGCCAGTCTTCTATAATATATTTGTCTTTATTGCTGTAATAATTGCCGTAATAATATTGATTAATTTGATTAATTATTCTGTAATCAAGAATAACATTTTTAACTTCTTTTTGATTTTTGAAATTGCTTTTTGTTCCGCAACCGCCACCCCATCTGTTTTCTTCTGTCTCAAAAACTTTTTGATTAGATTTATAATTTTTAATGTTTTCAGGTGCAATGCAAATATCAAACATTTCTAAAAGTTGCTGGTCATAAGATTTATTAACATTCTTGATTATCCAAATCACAACTGCATAAACATTTTTCTCATTAAAATCAATATTACCAACATTCAATGTTATTTTTGTGATTAATCTATTTCTTGTTGAATTAGTTAATCTTGAAGTAATTTTATCAGTGTTATTAATTAAGTATCTCCAATAATCGTCTTTCAATTTTGATATTTTGTAACTTAATGATGATAATATTTTTTCCTTATTCAAGCCAATATCTTTTAATGTAATTTCGCCCAGCCCAGTTATTGCTTTGTAGCTATTAAGCAATTTTTCAAATTCTATATTGTAAAGATTGCATAAAGTTTCAATAGTGTTATTACCGGCAACTAATTCATTTTCTTTTGCATCTTCTAATTTTTCTTTTAATTCTTTTTCTTTTTCACTTTTAAAAGCTTCGCCGAATTGATCTTCAAAAAAATCAATAAAAGATTGCTTTATTTCACTTCCTCTTGAACCATCATCGTATAAGTATTGGTCTTTTTTTCTACTTCTCTTAAAATGAATAATATCAACATAAGCTCTTGCTTGTCTTTCACTATCAAGAAAATTATCATTATCTATAATATTAAATCCGAATCCTCTTTTTTTGATTAGATTAAGTAAGTCTTTGTCTTCTATCCAGCGATTTGGCACAATCATTATAACATCATTGCTATTAGTTTCATTGATAATCTTATGCATCCACTCATTAAATTCGCTATAAGGCGGATTGCAAAATATATAATCAAAATTCTTATCAATTAATGTTTGCTGATTGAAATCTGCCCCAATCATTACAATATCGTCCGGCATTTGTTCTATTAATATTTCGCTTTTTTCAATAGCAAATTTGTTAATATAAAAATTTACATCTCTTTTATCAGCTCCATTTTGAATTGCAATATCAATTATTTTTTTAACCTCAATATCAAGTTTTTTAAAAAAGTTGCCATTGCCAGCCCCAATATCAAGTATAGTTTTATATGCTAAATTCTTATAACCAAGATGATCTACAATTTTTGCAATCATTCTTGAATTTGTTGGATAAAACTCAAAGTCCTGATTATTTTCTTTTATGTTGTCAATTAAATCTTTCATAACTATCTCCTGTTCAAATTTAAGTTATATAATATGTGAATTTGATGATTTGATTTTATAATGATTAGCTTTGTAAATTGCTAGTAAAAATAAATTCATTTCTTTGTAAGTAAGATTGCTTTGTATTGTAGTAGAATGTTGCAGGCAACAAAATTTAGTTTTGGTATGATTGCAATATCCTATTGTTAACCCCATATTATCCGCGAAGTTTTGAAGTCTTTTATATTGTTCAGATTCTTTACATTCTCTCATTAAGTCTAGTTCCAAGTCTATCATAGTTTTAACTTATTTTTTTATTGTTAATAAAATTGTAATTAATCAATTACAGGATAATTAGATAATAGCTAAAATAAAAAGCAAGTAATTTTTAATTATTTACAATTATTTTTTTCTTTCTCTTGCCATTTCTTGCAGATGCAAGATGAGGAAATCTACCATATTTGCCAAAAAAGTAAGAAAAATAGAAGTAAATACTACTTATAGTAATTTCTTTTAATAAATCGTTGCACTCTTTTATAGTTTTACCATCAAATTGATCTACGATATTACAATTTTTTATAGCAATATTATTCTTTCCCCAGACATAATGCAATAACTGTCTGACTTCAAAAATAGATATATCAAAACCCATTTTCTTAGCATCATTTACCGCATCTTTTATTGTGTAAATACGAGATGAAAGCTCAATAAAATGTTTAATTTTTGGATATAATGATAAAATCGGTGCAGTGCTAATTACAATAAGATTTGATGTTCTTTTGTTAATAAGATGCGGAAATCTACCATATTTTCCATAAAAATAATAAGCTCTACGATAAATCATATTATCTTTGATTTTAAAAATCTCTCTACATTCTTCTAATGTTTTATTATCTATTTCTAATATTCTATCAGATCCAGCAATTTTATAATTATTTATAGCTTTGTGATAACAACTTAATTGCTCTATTCTTGATATACTTATTTTATAGCCAGTAGCATCAAAAATATCTTTTGCTAATTGTTTTTTTGGATAAGTAATTATTGTCGCAGAAAGCTTTTTTATAGATTGCTCTATTGCTGGATATATTTCTGTGATTAATTTAGTTAATTTATTTTTTGATATTGCCATATTATTATTGATAAATTGATAATTAATCATTAGTATAATTAAATTAAAAGCCAAAGTATGGAAACTAATATATTTACTAAAAAACTATTTTCAGGATCGCAAAAAATAAGAGGAGCGATCGTAAATAAGAACATTCCAACGACAGATAGAAATCTAAGTATTTTTGCTTTGCTTATGATATCATCATAATCTTCTCCGTTTTCTAATCTTTTTTTAAAGTCTTCAAATCTATCTTTGTATCTTTCGCTTTCGTGATCGATAATACTCTTAATACTAACTCCTGCTCCACAATAAGTATATTGTGTTCCATAACGAGTTTGTATATAATTTTGAAATTTTTCGATTATCTCCTGCTCCTCTTGTTCTCTTATTTCTTTCAAAAGATCGAACTTTTCTTTACTTTCTTTATCTATCATTGTTTCTCCTTGTTGTTTGAGTTTTTAGTTGTTAATAAAATTGCAATCAACTGACTGCTTCATAATTGTAAAAATAATTTTTTTAAATGTCAATAGCTAATTTTAAGAAAAATGAAGTTTTTTTATTTCCATATAAGAGAGATTAGTTCGAGTTAAAATAAATTTTTTGCGGAATTTATATCAATTTCGTTAAAATCGGGATAATTATCATTGATAGCAATTCTTAGATTTTTAAGAAAAATTTTTAGATTTTCTAAATTCTCAATATGATTAGATAATTCTTGAGACTCGTCTTTAATTTCGTCAAAAATATCTTGTAATTCAGTAATAGTTATTGATTTAATGTCATTTCTATCATCATTGATTTGTTCCAATAATTTCATTAAATCGCTTGAAGCATCAGCATAAACACGCCATAAATTATTTTCGGGTGTATCATAAGATATTTCACAAACTCCATTGTGATAAGATAAAGCTCCAAGCTCTATGTCATCGCAAGTAAAATAATTATCAACTTGCAAGCCTGTATAATCGTAATATCCGTCACGAATATCATAAACATTTTCTTCAGTTCCGAAATTATAGACATTTCTACTATTTTCTATTTTAAAGTTTTTCATAAGTTTTTAGTTTTTAGTTGTTAATAATTATTGCAATTAATCATTGCCCGCCAATTATAAAAATAATTTTTTATAATGTCAATAGCTAATTTTAAGAAAAATGAAGTTTTTTTTGTTTTTTTTATAGTTATAAAATACTTGCTTTTTTATTTAGCTATTATCTAATTGAAAAGCAATCATTTGATTGTAAGTTATTAATAACAAAAAGAAATTTATGAAAAATATAAAAAAACAATTAAGAACTGGCTCTAATATAGAATTATTATTCTATATGATAAAAGAAAATAATGTTGATGAAGTAAGAAAGTTAATAGAAAATGGCGTTAATATAAATGAACGTTATTGCTTAACTAGAACTGCTTTAATGACAGCTTGCAATCTTGGCAATATTGAAATAGTTAAAATTCTTATTGAGGCTGATGCAAATGTTAATGCAACTGATTTTTTTGGTAAAACTGCTCTAATGATTGCTTCCAGTAAAAATAAGATTGATATTGCTAAGTTATTAATTGAAAATGGTGCAGATGTTAATATGCAAGATGAAAATGGTGTTAATTCGTTGATGATTGCTTGCGATAAAAATAATATTGATATTGTTAAATTACTTATTCAAGCAAAAGCTAATCTTGATATGCAAGAAGAGGAATATAAAATAGGCAATGCTAAATTCGGTAAAAATACAGCCTTGCATTATGCAGTTTTTTTAAAAAATAATGATTTAATCAAAATATTGGTTGATGCTAATGCTGATATTACTTTAAAAGATGCAAATAACAAAAGCCCATTTGAATATAAAATATTTGATAATTATTATCAATAAAAAACTTCATAGCTGTCGGCGGGGCAATGTTGCCTCGCCCCTTGATTTTATTGCATCGGCGGTTTTAATAGTGTTTTGATAATGATTATCATTTTATAAACTAATAATCTACCGAGCCTTGAAAATGCTGGATTGATGCAGGTTTTTTTGATAATTATTAAAACCAGCTTTTAGATTTGATTGTAATTTTCTGATACTCACCGCTTGGGCAATGTTGCCTCGCACCTTGTAAATACTGCATTTAATATTTTTGCAAGATTTTAAAAATCTTCTTCTTTTGTTCCTTTTTCAAAAACAATATCAATTTTAATATCTTGCTTTATTGGATCGCCGTCCTCGCCAGTGAGTTCTTGGCGGAGGCTAAACTCGTCTTTTGCTTTTCTTTCAGCATACCATTTCGCTGTTGAAACATCGCCTTCGTTGAGGGCTTTATTGATGACAAGTATTGATTTTATTAGCGGTTTTTGCTGTAAAGTTTTGCATTGCTCCGAAAATCTAGGGTTCTTTTTGCAGTAGTTAAAATAGGTATCTTGTGATATATCTGCCCAGATGCAAGCATTACGAACACTAAAACCTTGAGCAAAGCCCTCTTTTAACTTATTTATTGTTTCTGGTGTCATTGTTGTTGGTCTGCCCGTCTTTTCAGCTTCTTTTTTTATGATTATTTTAGCTGGTTTATTTTTTACTTTTGACAACTTTACTTTTGCTATTATCTTATTACATTTTATACCAAATGAAGGATTTCTTTTATAATGATTAATATAAGTCGCTTTTGATATACCAATAATTTTGCAAGTTTTACCTATATGCCCCACATTCTCTTCTAGTGTCTTATAAAACAATTCCTCTTTTTCTTGTGTTAATGCTATCAGGTGTTTATTAGCTTCTTTCATTTTTTCACTAATACTTTTAATATTTTTTCTAGTCATTTTTTATATAGTTATTAATTCAAAATTTTAACTTTTAATTTTTCCCCAAGAAATCTATTATAAAGTATTTCTTGTTCCGCTTCGCTATCGCATTCAATTTCTAAAATATATTTAGATTTTAAATTATCTGATAAATCTTTGTCTTCACTTTCATTCTCATCTAAATTAACCTGCGGTATTTCAAGCCCCCACTCTACCAACTCAAAATCATTAAACTGATTAGCCAATATATCAAAATCCCATTCGCCAGTATTAGCATTTAATCTAATATTAAGCTCTTTTTCATCTTCAACAGACAAATTAACTAACACACAATCTACTTCTTTATAACCTAGTTTTTTCAGCTCTCTTACTCTAAAATGTCCACCAACAATAATGTTTTTTCTATCTTCATTTTCATTAACAATTATCGGCTCAACTACTCCAAATTTTTCCAGACTTTCTTTTAGTTTAGTCTCTTGTTTTTGTGTTGACTGCCGAGGATTGTATTCCGCAGGCTTTAAGTCTTTTATTAATCTTTTTTCTATTTTCATTTTTTTTAATTTTTAGTTGATAATTACAAAATGATTTGTAAAATAGTCTCATTGCCATCGGCACAATTTGGCTATTCACTTAGCCAACTAAATCAAAATTTCGTATTTTCTCATTAAACAATTTCTTATCATAATGTTTTATATGAAAACCAAAATAGCCTTGCAGCGCATATTTACCGAATGATAAGTTTCTAGCCTCTATTCTTTTTGATTTTATATTATTCTCATTAATATAATCTACTTGATTTAATCCTGATTTTATATAATTAACATAATGATTCATATTCATTAGCAATACTTTCTTATGAGTCAATTTATTATCATATAGCTTCTTACCGCAATCGTAAGATCTAGCACATTGATATTGATATTTTGTTTTAAAATCTTTTGCTATTTGTAGCTTTCCTTTAAAATTTTCTAATTGTTTGATACTCATATTTATATTGATAAATGTTGATGAATATTAGTAATTATAGTATAATCCATATCTTCAAATGCAGAAAGCGGTATATTGATATCTTTGCTTTTTCTGTATATGAATTGGTTTTTATCTTTTTCTAATCTAATGCCAACGAATGAATAATTATGATATTCAATCAAATAATAATCATTATCCGCTTTTATTATATCTCCTTGATATAGCTCTACATTATTTTTGATTAAACTAGTTCCGATATTGATTATTGAACCATAATCCTTATTGTTTATTAATGTTTCTAATTTTACATTTCTAGCAAATTTGCCGTTTTTGTATAAAATTCTTATATTTGTTATCATTTTTTTAAAAGTTAATTATTGTTGTTATAAAAAAGTTTTTCAATTTTTACTAAACTATTATTAGTACTAGAAAAAGTGCATCTTTTTTCTATTTCTAATATTGATTTAAAAGGCGCATCATACTCACTCATAAAACAATCATAAGGCGAATTTCTAAAATAATTGTCAATATCTTCAAAAAAGCATTTCTCAATATAAGTTGCAGTTCCTCGGTAAGGCGGATCTAAATAAACAATTGTTTCATCAATTGGAGTTTCAATTTTAACATCTCTAAAATCAAGATTTGTTATTGTAAAAGCTGGCAGTTGCTTCAACCGCTCCAACTGCTGCAACTGCTGCAACTGCTGCAACCGCTCCAATTCTTTACAAGTTGTGCGACCATTAATTTGAGACATAAAATCTAATCTTCTTTTATTCCAAGTCTTAGCATTACTTAAAACAAAATTAGAATTAGTTATTTGATTAAGTTTTTCTAAACTATCTTGGCATTGAAACATAACAATATTATGTCCTAAATTTTTTAACTCCTCTATATCTTTGCCAAAAGCATAAGTATTTTGTCTATTGCCAAAACTATAACATATTCTAGCAAATTGACTTTTTAAAGTATCTTGATTAATTAAATCAAAAAACTCTTCTCTTGTAATAAAATTATAAAAATCATCAGGAAATAGTCCATATTTGCTTGCTAAAATAGGATTAATAATATATTTAAGTAAATCTACCATCCCTTTTTGTTTTTCGTTGTAATGCACTCTTAAACCCAATTGTAAAGCTGTAAAAGACATTGCAGCACCGCCACCAAAAAGATCGTAAAAATATTTAGCATTCGGCTTAACTTCTAGCATTTTTTGGAATAATTGAATAGCTATTTTATTTTTACTGCCCATATAGGGTATTCTAAGATTTTTAATCTCTGGAAATACTGGTCTATTGAAAAGATCGAAATTTAAAATAATTACTCCATATTTAGTTTTGAAAAAATATATAATTGCAAAATTAATTGTCAATTAATTTGTAAAAAAATAGTTTTAGGTTTTTTCTAGTAATATCATTGATAGACTTTATCTTTTCTTGAAAGTCCTCATCTTCTTGCTTGCCAAGATTATATAATATTATTTCCATCGTTGCCAAAATATCAAATATTCTTATAATATCAGCCGATGATTTTTCGTTAAAATCAATAATGTTTTTTCTACTGCATATATTGAAACATCTATTGAAAAAATACATATTAGCAAGATACAATGAAACTGTACCTTTGCCGTTATCTAAAAGACTTTCATTATTTGAAATTTCAAGTCTGTAAAACTTATCAATGAAATCGCTAATCTTTTTTGTTAATTTAACTCTTTTTTTGAAGTCAAAATACTTAGCTCTATCATCATAATATTTTTCAACATCAAAATCCCTATAAAATTCTAAATCTTCTTGATTGAATTTAGCTTTGTCATTATCACTAATCATCCTAAAAAAATCAAAAAAGATTTGTCTAAAATTAGTTAATGCAACCAATGCAATTACTTCTTTTTTTAATCTGTTTTCATTATAAAACATAGTGCATATATAGTGAATTTGTTTCAATATCAAAATCTTTAATAGCTATCTTGCCAAGAATTGTTATATCAAAAAAGTTATTTTTTTGCAATACTCTTATACTTGCAAAATTATTTTTTTCTACTTGTGCGATAATCTTGCAATCATTATGTCTGATTAAGAAATTTGATAACTCTTCTGTCATTATACCGCAATTATGCCAATCTTCTTCTAAAAAATAAGATAGCTCATACATTTCTTTTGCATTCTTGTCAAGTAATGCGATATAGCCAACAATTTTGTTATTTCTTTTAATATTGTAATATTCTTTGAAATTAATTTCTGCCACAATCCTCTAGTATATTTACTATTTCTTGATGATTTCTTGTTTTTGCATAATACAAAGCATCATAACCCCAGTCGTCTTTTAAATCAATCTTCGCTCCTTTATTTAGTAATATTTTTACTATATCAATATTGCCATTACCACAAAACCACATTAGCGGACTTATACCAAAATCATTTTGTGTGTTAATATCATCATAATTCATCAAATCAATTAGCTCAATAACTTCATTAAGTTTATTGTCTTTTGTTAGCATTATTAGTGCTTTTATTCTATATTTACTCTTATATATATCACATATTTCTTTGCCAGCAAATTTAATAGAATTAGGATTTTGTTCTATTGCTTCCCAAAAAATTTCAGGATCATTTGTTAGTTCCTCGCTTGCATATAGTAAAGCAAAACCAAAATTTGCAACTGCAATTAAAACTATTTCTTTGTTATTTTTTAGTTGTTTGCTTGCATATCGTAAAGCAAAGCCGTGATTTTTAACTGCAATCTTGACTATTTCAGGATCATTTCTTAGTTCCTTGCTTGCAAATTCCAGAGCTAAACCATTTTGTGCAACTGCGATTAAAACTATTTCTTTGCTTTTTCTTAGATCATCACTTGCAAATTGTAAAGCCTCGCCGTCTTGTGCAACTGCAATTAAAACTATTTCTTTATTATTTCTTAGATCATCGCTTGTATATTGTAAAGCATAGCCGTGTTGTGCTACTCTTTGTATTACATAATCGTAATCATTCCATTCATTTCTTTCATTTGTCATATATTCGTATTTTGTTGTTAGTAAATTGCAATCAAGTGATTGCTTTTCAATTAGATAATTGCAAAAATAAAAAGCAAGTAGTAACTTTAATTATTTTTAGCAATTTTTATAGTGAACTACCCAATCGCTAAAGACGATTGGGCTTCGTGGTTCTCAGCTTCTACTATTGCAGACAGCTCCCCACACTTTTAACCGCTGTTCCATCGGCTATTTTTAAAATTCTGATAGCCTACATCC